AGATTTTATAAAGACGAGTCGTTTGGATAAAGAAGATTATATGGTTATTGTTCCGACACGTGCCTTGCGGAGTGATTATCTAAGTAAAGGTGCTGAATCTGTATACACGATGCATTCAGCTTTGATAAAATTAGCTAAGATTCCTAAGCTTCAGTATATTATAGTTGATGAGGCTTGGTTGTTTCCGCTCTCATATTATGCTGTTTTGCAACACGCTACTAATCAGATACTGTTAGCTGGTGATCCTGCTCAAATTCAGCACGTAGATTTTACCGGTGCTTCTTTATATAATAAGGAAGATCATTTACCAATCACGCCATATGCTCTGCAACGCACTCATAGATGTCCAAAGTCCATTAGTTCCTTGTTGCATAATGTTTATGGCTTTGTAGTTGAAACCACCTCTAAAGTTGTTGGTAAAATTAAAGTTTATCGTGATAAGCCTTTTGACGTTCGTGACTGGGAGGAGTATAAATTTTTATGCTTTACTCAAGAGGATAAAGTTACTCTAAATAAGATGTGTTCTAATGCGCGTACCAAATTAAATGTTGAAACTGTACATGAAGCGCAAGGTTCAACTCATAGAAATGTCTTGTTATATGTGACGCAAAGTAGGGGTGGAGTTAATTTGTTTGAGGAATCTAATCATTTTACGACTGCTATCACTCGCCATACACATAATCTGGTTATATTTGACTCTAATGATACTATTGCGAATCGATTTCCATGGTTTGAATCTATACCGGATAATGTTGAAATGCATGCTGGTTTAGCAGAATTAAGCTTTGAACCTGCTTTTGTTGATGATTCTGTGGCTGTTAGACCTGCTGATGCTGTTGTAACTACATTGACTGACATCGTTCCTGTATCTGAAGCTGAGGAGCTGTTGAAGAAGTTTGTGCAACCTATGTTAGCAGGTGATGCCAACAACGATATTTGTTTTGTTGATTTGCCTGGTGTGGAGCAAGGGTCTGCTATAATAAATACTGATGCTTTAATTCCTCATGAGCATAACTCTTATGCGAAGTTAGCTAATACAAATACATATGGACGTATGTATTATGCACGTGATAAGCTGCAGACTTTGCGTACCATGTTTGGTCGTTATGCAAAGGTGACGAAATCTATACCTCCCGAATTTTTAGAGCATAGAGTCGGAGAGTTGTTGTCTGGTCTAGGTGCGTGGGTTAATCTCGATGATCTGAGGATATCTGAGGAGGATGTTTGGGGTCATTATGTAGAATACTTGAAGCGCATGCATGACCGAGGGCACTTAACCACTGTTGAGCATCTGGACTCTTTGGGTGAGGCACAGCGTGAGTTTTATAAGATCAATTTTTTCCAGAAACAACAATTCAAGTTCGACAGTACGCCATATCAACAATTTAGAGATAAGTTTGGTCAGGGAGTATCTGCTTGGACTAAATCGATGAATGTGTATGTTGGAGCTTATGTTCGTGCGCTTCATGAAGCTATATCAAATTTAAGTCATAATTATGTGTATATAACTAATGGTGTATCTGATGATCAGTATGGGGATGCCTTGAAACTTTGTTTGGCAAATGTTTCGTTTCGTGAATATCAGACAATCAATTATGTTACAAACGATTTCTCCGAATTTGATAGCTGTCAAAATCAAGCGTCTTTAGGATTAGATGCTAAACTTCTTGAATTAGCTGGTGCTCCTGCTCATGTGATAGAAATGTATAATAGGCAAAGGTCCTCGTGGCGTATGGCTGCTATGAGTATTGGTGTATTAGATGGTGTTTGGAAGAAACACTCTGGTGAACCTGGTACACTGACTTTTAATACAACTTTTAATATGGCCGTTATGGGTCATGTTCTATCATGGGATAAAATTTTTTATGCTGGTTTTAAAGGTGATGATTCTTTGATTGTAGGTATGAATGTACGTATGAATGATAATGCTGAAGAATTTTGTGATCGTAATGATTATAATCTGAAGTATGAATGTCCTGATTCTGCTGAGTTTATAGGTTATGTAGTGGGCCCTTTTGGTTTTTTTCCTGATGTCATTAAACGTGTTGCTAAATTTCACTCAGCGAGATATGTCGATGTTCAGCATCTTCATCAAGCTGCTGAAGCTCTTCGTGAGTGTTTGCAATGTGTTCGTGGTGATTGTGACTTAATGGTAGGTAGTTATTACTTAGCTGCCTATTATAAATGTCCAGATTTGGAAGCTGGCGCCACTAGTATTAGGAGACTTGCATGTTATTTATATAATGCGAGATTTGCTGATTTTAATCTACATCGTGTTGAACCTTCTACTGTAAATTTTTCTTTAAGCGATCATTTGATTGATAAAATGTTGTATGTGCGTGATTTAACTGATTAACCTCGTTAAATGCAACTGGTAATTAATTATGTTGTACTACATAAAGCTAGCCACTTTGTTGCCACTTACCTGTTTATCTTATCTTTTACTCTTTTATAATCACACATCATGCCACCAAAATCAAAACCAAAGTCGAATCCAACACCTAAAGCTCCAAAACCTGCCGCTCCTAAAGCTCCTAAGTCTCCAAATCCTAGACGACCTAGGCAGAAAAAACCTAAACCTGCTCTTACTGCTGCACAAATGCCTACTGGTGGAAACCTTAACGTTGGCGTGGGTTCTAACATGACCATGCGCAAAGCTTTCCGTTCTGGTAAATCATCTAATCAGATGTGGGGTAATTTTAGATCTCATTTTGGTAATGCCGCTGTAGATACGTTAGAATTTGCCTTGTCTCCTGCCGAAAATTCTGCCTGCAATGGTTTTGCTGATGATCAGTTCACGAAGTCTGCTACATTGACTAAGACGGATGTTGCAACCTCATTTCCATGTCCTGATATTTTCAAAACATCCTCACCTAACTCAACTTGGTCATTAACTTTAGTTATGTTACCTAGTGTTGACACTCCGTTGTTATCTATTGCAATAAATGATGATCTTGTCACTGACACTATTCCGTGGGGTTGTTTAGAGAGTTGTGGGCAATCTGATGTCGCTGGGTATATTTCCAATGTCCATCGATTTAGTGACTGTCGTGGAGAGCTTGTGCAACCTGCTACTTATACTGCCGCCGGATTGAATTTACCTAGTAGCATACAAGCTGGTGCATGGACAGAAAACAACAAGCGTTTCGTTGTTTATGAGACGTCTAATCAAGATCAAACTGTTGCTAGTTCTCGTTTGTGTGGGATGTCCTTGACCTCTTATCTTAGTGCGAATTCTACACAGAATAAGGGTACTGTATATTCCACTCAACTTACACAACTTGCTGACCCTAAATCTGTGAATTTTCCAACTACTTCTTTTGATGCTGCTGAAGTCAATCAAACGCCTGCTTTATACAACAAAGATGTGATCTCTGCCAATACCAATGTCCTCACCGGCTTGCCTGGTTCAATCAATGAACTGGACCAATCTGGCTTGTATGTTGGTGAGGCTTATGACGGAAATTACACTGTCGCTAAGTTCATGGGTAATACATGTGCTAAGAGTATTTATGATCATCGTGCTATTTTGGGTTTTCAAGACCCTGCTAAACCCAAGACTGTAGATAGCCCTATATGTGTTCGTAATAAAGCACATATTTCATCTTTTGATGGATCACAGCCCACGGTTGAAGCTTATGTCATTGAAATGTTGGCTTTAGACAGGTCGTTTACACCGATTTTAGTGCATTATGCAAATTTGGATCAATCTGCTACAGTTAAATTGAAGATGGTAATGGGTATAGAGTTTACAGCTGTACCCAATTCATCCTACCATTATTTGATGCACCCTGCTCTTGATATGTGTGCTGAGTATTGTATGTTGTTGAAAGGATTGTCTGCTAAATTACCTCCTGGTGCACCTAAGAGTGCTAATGATTTTTGGACCACGTTCAAATCAATTGCAGCTACTCTTTTGAGTGTTGTTTCTCATGTTGCTCCTGTATTGTTACCACTTCTTGTTTAATACAAGTTTTAACTTTGTAATTCTCGTTCTTATCACTCTCGCCAAGTGCCATCTTTCACTCTCGTTTACAACAACTTATGACTGTATGTCTTCAAAGCCTTTGTTCAAACGGTGTCCTTATTGTTTTGTTAACATCTCTATTGCTACTCGTACTGGTCATGGGTCTTCTATCTTACATCATACTTCATCCTGTATATCAAACCCCCATCGATCTAACGATTTGAATTTAGAATTAGCTCATCCTGATGTACCGGCCATATCAAAAGTGGCTGTGAATCAGTGTGATTTACCTTGCACGTAAGATGAGTTATTACAGCGTGATCAAGCTTTATCAGCTTTATCTAAAGTTGTTGATTCTCTTAAAGCACAGTTAGAGGATCAATCTAAGAAATATGATGATTTGTTTTCACATTGTAAAAAACAATCTTCTGTTCTTAAAACTTATCGCGCTGATGTTGCATCTTTGAGACAAGTTTTGTCCCCTTATGAAGAACCTCTTAGATTCATCTTGCCTACTTTGCGGGATAATTTACAGCAACTGATTGGATTCAAGCCGAGTCATTTTTACAGTACTTATT